GAAACATCTGTTCCGACTAGGGAATCAGAGCGAAGGGGAAGATGGGGATACAAGCAAAGGAAGCCAGAAGGGCGACCTACGTAAGTAGATTCTATCTTAGGGTATGTGAACACCCAAGGAAGTTCCATCTCAATCACTTCACTAGACGAAGCGTCGATGTAGACGGACTGGAACTGGGATAGTCCCTGGGAATTTCTCCAATGGGTGGAGAGAATATCACCAGGAACGAAGTGAGCTCCCAGAAGTCCTTTATACATAGCGGTCGTGTTGACAGTGAGTCTGACTCCGATTGATCGGTAAGAGAGGTATTTGTAGAGGTTCAGCGGGACAAAGGCGCCGAGTTGGGTGAGTAGCATATTGAGTACGGGAAGATTTCGTATAGTGGCAGTATTAGTGCTCCATGTGAAGGTTTCCAGTAACCGTACACGTTCAAGCAATTCGGTTGGAGTGTCATCAGGAAAAGGCGAAAGCAACTTTTTGGTTTGGGGGGCAGTAGATGTGGGAGATAGTGTAGGGCCACCTTTATCACCAAAAGAGGAAACGTCAGAGGATGTGGCAGTTAGAGAACTGTCGTAAGAAGAAACTTGTTCTTCATTTTTGTCGATGTGAGATGAATTATCATGTGTAGCGATTCAAGTTTTAGGAAGTGCGATGAATCAGAAGCACTTCCGAGTTTGTTGCCGCAAGTCTTGCACCTGGCGCGGCGAAGAAGGTCAGGGGATACCTTCATTTACCAGGGCATGTGGGGCCAAAGCCCCTAGACGTAACTAGCAAAATCCACAGGGATCGTAAGATCCATGTTGGATTCCCGGAATACGCACTCCATAGTTGTGGCGAGTCTTGTAAACTCAAGCCTACCGTGAAGCGCGATTTCCGTTAGCATGTTACGTGCAGTGGAGTTGTACAATGATGCAGAAGTGAGATATTTCTTATAGATGTAGTTCAGCATATCGTAGATGTGGTCAATTTCAAGTGCGAAAACAACGTGCCGGTCAGCATTTTTGAATATGCGACGTTTTAGAAACGTGATAGATTCGGGAGGAACGATCTGGTCGGCGGGCCAGTCTTTAACACAGTGAGTGGCTTCGAGGCCAAGTGACAAGTAGAGAGCAAAGAATTCTGCACCAGAGATAGTGAGAAGTTTCTTAGGAATAGCAATCCACGAGTCGTCACCGTAATAAAGAGCGAAGATTCCGCGCTTGATTTGACGAGGGGCGAGTACCTTTGAGGTGATACCTGCTTTCTTTTGGTTCTTAGAGTGTTCGTGTAATGCACAAATCGTGCAAGTTTCGAGGACCCATGAATTAAAGTGAGCGGTAAAGAAAACACCTGAAGGCATTCCGTTCGCGTCGAGGACGTAAACGATGTGGCCTGAAACATGTTTGGACGTGTAACAAGCTACAATGAAGGTGAGGCGAGCAGTGTCATCAGAAGGGTTATTATACCATTTATTGACAGAGATTCCGACACATTTTGCGTGTTTGAGATGTTGATGATAGTCAAAACCTCTTTGGTCATGGGCATGAACGACAAATTCTTCACTATAAAGCTGGGAAAAGAGAGCTTGAGTGGAGAGATCTTGAGGAACAGTGCCTACGGCGCAAGACGAGAGTCCTGGATAGAGCATCCGAGACTCATCGCTAGCAGCGATAAGAGAACCAAAGAGCATTCGACCAATGATGTGGCACGCAATGGGGGCAGCCATGAAAACACGAGATTTTCCAGCGGCAATTTTGTCGAGAGGACGAAGTTCATCTTTGAGTTTATCAGCGAAGAACCAATCAGGAACGATTCCGTTACGGAGATCTTCGAGATCTTTATCTAGGGCAGATTGAAGATCAGGATGAAGAACAACGAGACCGTTCTCTATTTTGACAAAGAAGCCTTTGGTGGAGTCTTGTGCTTTTCTGGCATCTGGATGGTGAGTCCATGGATAGCCCGGAGAAGTGTCGAGAACCATTGGAGGTAGAGAACCTATTCCAAGAACAGCTTCGGAGAGTGTGAGTGTACGTCGAGGGACGGATGTAGACTTGACATATTTAAATATCTGATCAGCACACTCCTGGAAGGAGGAGGGAAGGTCATCAATCATGATTTTTATCATGTTCGAGTATGCAGTGGATAGTGGGTCCACCTTGCATCGGGAATCATGACAGCTCATGACAGCTGGTTCGCGTTTGGGTTTTCCAAATTTGTTGTAGAAGAGAGAAGGAACGAGTTTACTCTTTCGAGGGATATGATCTGCAGGAGAGACAATACCTACGAGTGTAGCTTGGGGAGGGCAAACTAACAAGTGGGCAAGATTGTCTTTTGCAGCAATGGCCTGAGTTTCGAGCATCTGGGGTGACGCGGGAGTAACTCGGACTGCAAATCCTTGAGAGTGAGTAACTTCTGACAACAATATTGAAAGTAACTCTTGAGTGACAAGAGTGTATTGGGAGCAAGTGTCGTTTCCGGCACAATGGATTCCTAAAAGATTGCGACAAGCAAGGGTGTTGGAGAAAGTGGCTACTAGAGTACCGCAATCACCGGCAATTCCTGGAAGAGGGAGGGACAAACCAAATGGATGGTAAGTTTCAGAGTCTTCATCAGAGTAAGCGATGATATTGGGTTCTTTGTAATCAAGAGACCATTCAAGAGAGACAG